AGACAGGTGGCGCAGAAAAGACAGATACCGTGCGGCAGGTGCCAGTTAGGAGCATTGCTCAAAGCTCCCGGCAACGCCCAACAACTGCTTCAACCTGACACCTTCGGTGCAGGTTAAGCAAATGTTAGGCTGACAACTACGGTATAACCGCTTCGCGCACTAGGCTGATACACCACGGGAGGAAGTATGAAAGACAGAATTAGCGTTGAAGACCTTATCAAAAACGGCAATATTGAGTTTACCGTATGGTCGCAAGCAATCTTTGGAAAAGGCTCTAAAAAACTGACGGTATGCATTGCGCTTGAATCAAATAGTATTTGGTACGGGGTATATTCTGGATCAACACTTGAAGAAGAAGCCAGAACGCTTTCAGAAGCTGTTGATTTGTATAACAAAACAAACCTAACATAGTCTTGACCTGCAAAATTACTATTTTGTCAGGTCAACTCAATGTTATACGGACACTACGCAGGAAACAATAAATCGTTTCCTGACTTCGTGCAAAAGGAGAAAGAGGATGAAAAAGAAAGAGTTGAGCTATAAACTGGTAGATTTCCAAAATCAGCTTAAAGCGCTTATCAAATGCGAAGAAGAAATAATGCAGTGCGGTTTAATTTATCCAGCCATAGGGTTTGTTCAGGATGCGCAAAAAAATGTCATTGAGGCGATGAAATGCGAGGCGCTGGCTGATTATGGCCTCGATGAGGAAATTGAAACCGCCTTTCGCAATTCATCCGTCAATCATCAATGGGATTGGCTTGAGGATTTCAACAAATGGAGAGAAGAAAGACACGGTGTTATTGCGACAGGAAGAAAAGAATCCTAACAACTGCTTCAACCTGACTAAAGCAGGTTAAGCAAATGTTATGCGGACAATCACGGCATAAATCCTATGGATTTACACCGATTGATTGCGAAAGGAGAGGAATGACAATGAATGTTTTGAGCCTTTTTGATGGGATGAGCTGTGGTCAAATAGCACTTAATCGCGCTGGGATAAAGTATGATAATTATTTTGCAAGTGAGATTGATAAACACGCTATCAAGGTAACAATGGCAAATTATCCAGATACTATTCAACTTGGAAGTGTTATTGATGTTAGAGCTACCGATTTGCCTAAAATTGATTTGTTAATAGGTGGAAGCCCCTGTCAAGGTTTTAGTTTTGCTGGTAAAGGATTGAACTTTGAAGACCCCCGAAGCAAACTATTTTTTGAATACGTGCGGTTGCTTAAAGAATTAAAACCTAAATACTGGCTGTTGGAAAATGTTGTAATGAAAAAAGAGTTTGAGCAAATAATAAGCGAACACTTAGGAGTACGACCAATTAAAATAAACAGTAAGCTGGTTTCAGCACAAAACAGGGAACGGTTATACTGGGCAAACTTCGATATACAACAACCAACAGACAAAGGTATAAACCTTATTGACATATTAGAAACAGACGATTTGATAAACCCTGGTGCAATAAGAGGGCGAGGGTTGAACAAAGCCAATATTGTAGGCAGAAGATTGAATGAACGGGGTGTAAGAGACGATTACAACAAAGATGTACACATAACCCAATGCCTAGAAGTACGAGCAACAAATACAAACAAAAGTAATTGCCTAACTACCGTTGAAAAAGATAATGTTTTGACCACAATGCCAATAGGTAGGCACAAAGATCCTTTTAAAAACAAGCTACCATTTAGATATTATACTTTGAAAGAGTGTTGCAGATTGCAAACGGTTCCTGAAAATTACTTTAATGCAGTAAGTGAAAGTCAAGCAAAAAAGATGCTTGGCAACGGCTGGACAGTAGACGTTATAGCGCACATTTTAAGAGGGATAAAAGAAGCCTAACAACTGCTTCAACCTGACATAAATCAGGGGTGTTGACATTACTGCTGTAGGTGTATAGTTTTGTATACACTATGGCAGAAACACCTAAAAGACCCAGAGGGCGACCCCCAAAAACAATAGATATACCAGTTGAAACTCCTAAGCAGGATGTGTTTCATGCAGATGCCTCTCAGTGGATCAACGTCCTTTCTGGACTTGGTACAGCGCGAGACAAAACGGTATATACCAGATTCGGTCAAGCTAATATTATCGACCACACAGAGCTTACTCAGCTTTACCTTGCAGAAGGTCTTGCTACACGTATTGTTCGCTCTGTCCCTGAAGATGCTACTAGGGAATGGGTGTGGTTTAATGATGAAAAAGTAAAAACTATCCTAGACAAAGAAAATGCTCGACTCAATTCTGAGTATGCTGTAACCGAAGCTGGTGTGTATGCCCACCTCTATGGTGGTGCTATTGTCCTTATGGGTATCCTTGACGGCAGAACCATAGATCAGCCCGTTAATGAAAAAGCTATTAGAGATGTTGCCTACCTTCGTGTTATTGATTCTACCTGTATAGATATTACCTCTTCTGAATTCGATATGGATATGTCTAGCCCTACTTTTGGTAAGGTTATTCGGTATAAAGTACGACAAGTAATAAATAACCAGTACATAGAGCAGATGATTCATGCCTCTCGTGTATTGGAATTCAAATCTGACGCAGTTCCTAGTCAAATCTACTCTGGTGTTACACAGGAAACTAAATACTGGGGTATTCCTAAACTCCAATCCATTTACAGCACACTCTCTGCTCACGGTTCTATCCTTCAAAACATTTCCAATATCCTCTATGAGTTTAACTCAGGAACATATAAGCTCAAGAACTTAGGACAGCTCCTTGCTGCTGGTAATGAAGACCTTCTTATGAAGCGTATGAGGGCTATACAGGCGGGAACGTCAACACTTAACGCTCGTATACTCGATACCGAAGAATTTTATCAAAAAGATTTCACTTCACTCTCCTCACTAGACCAACTTATCGGTGTATATATGCTCCAGCTTTGTGGCGTAGCAAATATCCCTATGGTACGGTTGTTTGGTAAATCTCCTTCAGGATTCTCCTCTGGTGAGTATGACATTAAAAATTACTATGATTCTGTAGAAGTGTACCAGAGAACTAAACTTGCACCTCCTATGAGATACCTGTTTAAGATTCTCGCTCTCAAGAATAAACTTGACCCCGATGTAGACTTTGAATTCAATTCCCTGTATCAGCTCAATGAAACAGAGAAAGCTGAACTTGCAAAGACTGAAGCACAGACAGCTCAGATTATTGCTAGTACAGAACAAACCTACATTGACCTCGGAATTCGAGATGGTTATGAAGTGGCTAAAGAGCATGGATGGGAAGATGAGTATGAAGAACCTGAACCAGAGGAAACAAATCCTCCTCCTGTAAAGGAAGAGCCTGATGCTGGTACAGAATAGTTTTTGGAATAGAGTAAAATACTTTAGATCACAGATGACTCGTGCTCAGAGGAAAAGAACTCGAACACGTAAGCCTCGTGGTATCAATTATCCTTTCAACATAGAGAAACAGTACCAGAGAGAAATCATAAAATTACATAATGGTTTTATTCTAAGAGCACTGGAAATAGTAAAGCCTTATATTCTTACCTATGCTAGAAACGACTCTATGGAAACAGATTGGGAATCCGTCTGGCAGCAATTAGAAAAAGAATTAGAGCTATATTATGGATACACCTATGTTGTTGCATATAACATGGGACAGATGTTTACAGAGATAGCTGAGAAAGTGTTTGGTAAACATAGTGCTTTTATGCAGCAAGAAGTAAAAGTCCTTACAGGTGGGAATACAATCCCTATGGATTACACATGGTGGAGAGATGCTGAGCTTTTCTGGGAAAAAGAAAACTACAGGCTCATCAAAACTATGGGAACAGATTACATAACGAAGTTAAATAGTATTGTGATTTCTGGAGTGCAATCAGGTGCTACATATAGTGACCTTCTGGAACAGATAGAGGGATTGTCTAGTAACATGACGGGATTCAATGCCAGACGATTAGCTAGAGACCAGATAGGTAAGCTTAATGGTATTATCGCAAAAGAACAACAGACATCTATCGGTATGGAAACCTACTACTGGCATACGATGGGTGATGAGAAAGTACGTGGAGATCCTACAGGAAAATATCCAAAGGCAATCCCCCAACATTTTTATATAGATAATATGC